CGGCGATTCGTCGATCAGCGGATCGATCCGCTGCTTCGAATTGCGCTTGGCCATCTCCACGGTCGGCCAGACCGCCATCATCGGACCAGGCGCGTGATGAATCACATAGCCGATCCAGTTGCTGCCCATCTCGGTCGCCCCCAACTGGGCCGCCTTCATGAACACCACCCGCTCGACCGGCGAGGTCGGCGACAGACAATCCATGATGGCCTTGAGATACGGCGTTCTCGCAGTACGCCAGCGGCCAGGCTCGCTTGATGCCTTGCTCGACAGCATCCGGTGGCGGTCGGACCATTCGGATACCGATAGCAGTGGATCCGGAATCAGTCCTTCCCGCCAGGCCCGTTCGATGTCAAGGACGCCTTCGTAATCCTCCCGTTCCATCAATCCACCCGAGGTCGCATGTCACCGAGTTCGATTAGGTGATCGCGCACAGCAGATTCCAGGGCGACATGCAATTCATGGGCATCGATTTCCAGTTTGGCGGCCATTTGCGCCGTGATACGTGCCGGCCAGTTGAGCCAGGCGTCGCGTTCAGTCCGGGCCAGGCGAAAGACATGGGCGATCGCCTGCGAGCGATCGACTAGATCCCCCTTGAGTTGAGCCAGGCGGACTTTGTTGGTCTGCGCCTTAACCACCTCGTTAACCGTGCGGGCCTGCAAGAGCGAGGTGCCGCCTGCTGACAAAGTCGGGGCAATGGGTTCGGCTGGCTCCCGGGCTAGTGCACGACCTGGCTCCGGAAGGGGCGTTTCAATTCTTGGCTGTGCCCTTGGCTTTCGCGCCGACAGGGTGTTCTGTGCCCACTCCAGGTCAGCCCGGTTGGGCTCGATCGAGCCATCTGGCTCCGGGGTGATGCGGCCGGTATCAATCGCCTTCTTGACTGCAACGTGAGACACGCCGCGATGACGGGCGTAAGCGCGAATCGACAGACCCATGGTTCACATCAAGCATTTCTTTTGAGTTCGAGCAGATTCAACTTGTCTTCCCGATTGAACAGAGCGTTCATGTAATCGTCATCAAAACCACCTCGGGAGCGAAACATGAGCACCAACCAAACCATCGAAGCCAAAGTGATTGATACCAACCATCAACTACGCGGCTGGATGGACATCCAAGTCGAGTTTCACCAGGGCAAACCGGTTGAGGTCGTGCATGACGGCAAGACCTACACCTTTACCGGCAAGGACGGTATCTGGATGTCGTCGGGGCGCGAGACACGCGAGATGGCCACGCCCGAAGACGCCCGCCTCTGGATCACGCTCGACGGCCGCACCGTTCTTGAAGACTGAACCTCATCCACCCAAAAGGAGATCGGCATGTCCAATCGCATCACCCTCAGCAATACCCAGTACGAAATCCTCGAACACGCCATCGACCACAACGACGGCCAGATCACGTGGTTTCCCGACAACGTCAAGGGCGGTGCCCGCCACAAGGTCATCCAGGGCCTGGTTAACAAGGCGCTGATCACCCGCAACGGTAACGACAACTGCTGCGTCACCGCCGAGGGCTACATCGCCCTGGGTCGCGACAAGCCTTCGCCTGCGGCCCCTCAGTCCGCTCCCGAGGTGGAAGCTGCCGTAGCGCCCGGCATGCCCCGCACGCGCGAGAACAGCAAGCAGGCCACGGTGATCCAGATGCTGCAGCGCCCGGAAGGGGCAACCATCACGCAGATCTGCTCGGCCACCGGCTGGCAGGCGCACACGGTGCGCGGCACCTTCGCCGGGGCCTTCAAGAAGAAACTCGGGCTCAACCTCACCTCGGACAAACCCGACGGCGGGGAGCGTACCTACCGGATCGCTTGATCCGGAAATGATCAGGGCGGCCCGGTCACCCGGCGCCGCCCTGATCTATCCCAATGGAGACGGGATTACTTCTTGGCTTTTTTCTTCGGGGCGACAGCCGCCTTGAAGGTAGCGCCGGCCTTGAAGGTCGGAACGGTCGTGGCAGCAATCTTCAGCGCCTCGCCGGTCTTGGGGTTCTTGCCGGTGCGCGCGGCGCGCTTGGAAGCCTTGAAGGTGCCAAAGCCAATCAGCGCGACATCATTACCCATGGCAACGGATGCGGTAATGATCTCAAGCAGTGCATCGATGGACTTGCCAGCAGCAGCTTTGGAGACTTCGGTCTTGGCTGCCAGCGCTTCAATCAGTTCGGATTTGTTCATCTTCGTGGGCTCCCTTTGGTTGACGAGCACGGATTCTGCCACCGATCGTCCTCTTTGCAGGAAATGACTTGCAATCATTCCGAATCGAAGCGTTCATGCGGTTGTCACAACAATCAACTGAACGAGACCAGCATGACCACCACCATCCGCGCCCGATTTGCCCGCAAGCCCTGCACCCTTGACGAGGTGCTACACAACAGCGACTCCAGCGCACCGCTCGAGTCCATCACGATTGAGTTACGCAAGGAACTGACCACCGCCGAGTACGACGCCTTCGCCGACACCCTGTTGGAGGATCGGGATTGGCTTGCCGGGCGCGGCGGTCATGCTGATGGTCACCGGCGGGTGGTCGAGGTCAGTGCCCCTGGCCGCACCACGCTGTACGTCGATCCCTCCGGCGGCAGCTACGGGCGCTACGTCGGGGCCGCTGTGGAAGCGCCAGCACAGAGCAACGATCAGGGCAACGCAATTCGCTGGCTGCTCGACAACCGCCGGTCAGAAATCAGCATTGACCAGGCGCTGCGCAGCTTGCGGATTGCACTCTCTGGCGACCGCCAGGCCGTGAAACTGCTTGATCAAATCGCCGCTGAAAAATGATTTAACTACCCTCGATAAATGACTTGTCTTCTCAATCAAACAGAGCGTTCATACAGGTGTCGCAACCATCAACGCAGGAGACCAAAATGACCACCAAGCAAACCATCCCCGCCACCCAGAACGACGATTGGGGCTTCTTTGGCACGATGAACGAAAACGCCAAAGCCGCCTGGCCGATCACGATGACCGCGATCTCGGATGCCACCTACCAGCCCCTCGAATCGATCCGGCTGTTCCTTGACAGCCGTCACGGACGCCACTTTGCGGATGACGTCCTCAACGAGATGCTCCGGGGCCACAAGATCCAGCAGGCCGTCGAGGCCGCCGTCACCCGCTGGATGGGCTGGACGATTGGCCTTCAGACCAGCAAGCAGTACGGCATCCCCAAGGGCCTGCCTTACCTCACCGGCTTTGTGATTCACTGCGAAGTGACCGACGAAGCATTTGAAACGATGGCAGCCTAAGGAGATCCCCATGGCTGCCGTTGTCACCACCTCACAGATCGAAGCCAACTACGACAAGTTCATTGCCGAACTGACGGCGCTCACCCGCAAGTACGGGGTGGCGATCCAGTCAGTCGGCGGCGTCATTCTCACCGATGACCCCAGTGAGTTCTACGCCGTCAGCTACGTTGCCGACATCTCCAGCGGCGACCTCCTGCCGGCGTTTCCCGCCGACTGAAAGCGCGTCGAAAGCCACGCCATCCGACTGCCGAACGGCTTTGGCACCCGCGAAATCCTGCCAGCGCCGCACGATCACATCGACGTACTTTGGATCCAGTTCGATCAGCCGCGCCTTGCGGCCTGACTTGTGTGCCGCGATCATCGTGGTGCCCGATCCACCAAAGGGGTCCATCACCACGTCCCCCGGGCGACTGGAATTCCGAATCGCCCGCTCCACCAGTTCCACCGGCTTCATGGTCGGGTGCAAATCATTCTTCTGCGGCTTCTTGATCTGCCAGACATCCCCTTGATCGCGGTCACCACACCAATGGCGCTCGCCACCTTCGGTCCAGCCATACAGGATCGGTTCGTACTGGCGCTGGTAGTCGGCACGCCCCAAGGTGAACGTATTCTTGGCCCAGATGACGAAGGTCGACCAGTGGCCACCCGCTGCCCGAAAGGCAGACTGCAGCGTATCGAGTTCGCTGGATGACATGGCCACGTAGATCCCACCCCGGCAGTGGGCCAGTGTCGGCGTCAGAGCTGCCAGCAAAAAATCGTAGAACCCATCTCCGAGGTTGTCATTCATGATTGCGCGGTTTTTGCCACGCATCTTGTCCTTGGCTGAGTTGGCGTAGTTGACGTTGTACGGCGGATCGGTGAACACCATGTCGGCGATGTCCTCACCAAGAACAGATACGTAGGTGTCGGCATCGGTGGAATCCCCACAGATCACCCGGTGCTCGCCGCAGACCCAGACATCGCCCACCTTCGAAGACACCGGGCCACCCGTCTCGGGAACCCCATCTTCGTCTGCCTCGCCCTCGGTGATCGTTTCCTCGCCCGACATGATGTCTGCCAACTCGTCGGCATCAAACCCGGTGAGGTCCAGGTCATATCCCGCCTCGGACAATTCAGCCAGTTCAGCGGCGAGCATCTCTTCATCCCAGCCGGCGTCGAGTGCAAGACGGTTGTCGGCAATCACGTAGGCGCGTTTCTGCGCCTGGGTAAGGTGGCCGAGTTCGATGACCGGCACCTCCGACAGGCCGAGCTTACGCGCAGCGGCCAGACGACCGTGGCCGGCAATGATGCCGTTACTGCCATCCACCAACACCGGGTTGGTCCAGCCAAACTCGACAATACTGGCGGCCAGTTTGGCCACCTGGGCGTCGGAGTGCGTGCGCGGATTGCGGGCGAACGGGATCAGCGTCTCGACCTTACGGTATTCGACGTTCAAGGTTTGGGTCATGGAATGCAAAAACCCGCCTCATGGGCGGGTTATAAATTGATTGGTAACTTAGTTCAGGGGGTAACCGGGGTGGTAACTGGTAACCCTGGTAACCTCGTTTCGCGGCCTGACGCTATCGAAATGCCGGGCTCTCGCCTCCCGCATGGGTTTTTGGCCAGGAAGGACCCGTCAAAAACTGTTCAATGGGTGCAGATTCTGTTTCTTGCATTGGTGATCCGGTTCGGCTAGACTTGTACAATATATTGAACAGGTAAAACATTATGCGCGTGGTTAATTTCTCCGATGCCCGTAACAGCCTCAAGTCCATCATCGACCAGGTCAGCGACGATGCCGACTACACGGTGATCACTCGACGTGACGCCTCCGATGCTGTCGTGATGTCGCTCGACACCTTCAACAGCCTCATGGAGACCGTCCATCTTTTGAAGTCGCCGGCCAATGCGGCGCACCTGGCGCGCTCGATCGAGCAATACCGCAAGGGCAAGGTCAAGGCTCGGGACCTGGTGGATGCCTAGCCGCATCACCTGGACGCTTGCCGCCTGGGAGGACTACCAGTATTGGCAAGGGCAGGACCGCAAGACACTGAAAAGGATCAACAGTGTGATCCGTGATTGTCTGCGCGATCCCTTCGACGGCATTGGCAAACCCGAACCCCTGAAAGAAAACCTGTCCGGCTTCTGGTCACGCCGTATCGACGATGCCAATCGCCTCGTCTATTGCGTGGATGGGGATGATCTGGTGATCATCGCCTGCCGGTATCACTACGACAAGTAGGCAGACCGTGTGTCACGAACGACGCAGGCCACAGTCTCCTGTGGCCTGTGGTGCGTGTCGGTCTTTGCTCGCGACCTTAGCAGCTATGGTAGCAAAATTTCCTGAAAATGTTGCGCACCGGACTGACCACGGGAACCCGTTCCGCATGCGTTTGACCGTGTAGAGATGGTATGCCCTTACGCGATTCCACGCGGTTCCTGTGCTGCGTGATTCACTCGACCGACAGGAGCGTTTGCGTTGAGCTTCGATGCCACCTCTGCCAATGCCTTCTGCCATCCTCGCCAGGCAGTAGTGCGGTGACAGGCCAGCCGACGCGCGATGACCTTCCAGTCGATGTCCTTGGCGCGCATCCAGACGAGATGCCGTTGCTCTTCTTCAAGCCAGAGCACCCATCGCATGGCTTCCATCATCCGCTCAATGGCCTGCGGGTTGGGCGGCAGTGGCCGATAGTCGTGCTCGTCATCAGGAGAGGACTGCCATACCTCCCGAGCGAAGGCAGGCCAGACATTGAAGTAGCCCTGCACTTTGACGCGCGGCAGACGTCGCCCTGTTTCGGCGGCCTCGGCAAAGCGGGCGGCTACCTCTTCTGTTGTCCATTCAACCACGGTGCTTCTCCCCATACAGTCGTTCGCCCAACTGCCGAACGAATTCACGTTCCACGAAATCCAGACGGTCGTCATTTGCCCCCACGACCAGAATGCGTTGCTCGCGCCAGCCTTCGCGTTTGATGCTGTCCGGATCGACGCGCTGTGTGCTGCGCCCGAGGGGGCTGCGATACGGAGGTATCGATACCTTCATGTCACACCTCCTGCGTCTCAATGGCCCAGTGCAGGAGCGCCAGGGCATCGGCTTCGTTGTCATCGACAGGGTTATGGCCGCGCACTATGGCCGCAGCGATCATCTCGTTCTTGCCGGCGTTGCCCTTGCCGGTCGCGTGCTTCTTGATCGTGCCGACTGGCACCCCCTGATACGGAATGTTGTGGTGCTCACACCATGCGGTCAGGTGGCCCATGAAGCCGCCGTAGGCATGCGCGGCATCCACGCCTGCGTGTCGCCTGACTTCCTCGAAGTACACGGCGTTGATGTAGACGCTGGCCGCCAGCAGTTCGTTGAGCCATTGCTTAAAGCGCAGGAAGCGCATGCCGCCGCCTTCAAAGCGATGCGGCTTGAAGTTCACGGTGCCGCTGGTGACGGTGCCGTCCAGTTGGTGCAGTGCCCACCCGGTATGCGTGCCCAGGTCGAGGGCCAGAATGGTCGTGTTCATGTTCATCTCCAATGCCATGTCGGATCGGAGTGACCCAAATTGACCAAGACTCCTGTTACTCCTACAGGTGCGCGTACACGTACACGTGTAGAGGGGAATGTAATGGACGGTCAATTTCGGTCACTCACTGTGTTCAATCATCCCGGTAAGGCTGATAGCCACTGGGTTCGCGGGGTTTGAGGGAGAGTCCGGCGATTGCCTTCGTCCCACCTGTCAGCCGGGTTTTTTCAAAGCCGCGCGTGAGCAGTTGGGCGACCAACCAGCGGCTGGTGCCGACATACTCCCCACGTTTTTCAGCGCGTTCGCGCCAGCGCTGGAAGACCATCGAAATGGCTTCGCGAGCCGTGCCGGAGACGTAGCATTCCTCGTCGACGAACTCGCCAATGGCGTCCTCGTCTTCGAAATATTCATCGGTCGCCTCCACCACGACCTTGGGCGGTTTCAGCCCATGCTGACGCCACAGGCCGCACCCCTCCACCGCCCACGCAAGAATGCCGTCACGCTCCTTGAGCAACTTCTCAGTCAGCTTGCCGTCACGTTTCTCGGTTGGGATGGTGACGGTGAACGGAATCAGGTGCAGTCGCCGTTTCATCGCTTCGTCCACATTGCGAATCGAGGGTTTATGGTTGCCGGCAATCACCAACTTGAACTGCGGTTCGTACTCGAAGAAATCCTGTCGCATGAAGCGCGCTGACACCTTGTCGCCGCCGGTGATGGCTTTCACCTTGGACTCGTTCCAGCGCCGCCCTTGCTCGGTTTCGATGGAGGACACAAAGCGCGCGCCGCGCAAGCCGGCGAGGTCGGTGGGATGCCGGTCGCTACGCGTTTCCATGAACGTGTCCATGGGCGCGTTCGCTGCGTAATCACCCAAGATCGTGGTGATCACATTCACGAACACCGACTTGCCGTTCGCCCCGGTGCCGTACAAGAAGAACAGCGCGTGCTCGGAGGTGACGCCCGTCAGGCAGTAACCGATGACCCGCTGCAGATAGACCATCAAATCCCGATCGCCCTCGGTGATGTCGGCCAGAAACGCCAACCAGCGTGGACAGGTTCCGTTCGGCGTGGCGGTGGCGATCTTGGTCATCCGGTCGGCCCGGTCATGCGCCCGGACCTGGCCGGTGCGCAGGTCGATGACGCCGCCCGGCGCATTGGCGAGCCAGGGGTCACGGTCCCACTCGTCTGAGGTGGACGCATGCTGGCGATCGCTGCGTGCCAGACGATCAACACCGCCCACCGTGCTGCTCGAGGCCAGTTTGGCGGCGAGCCGATGGGAATCCGCTTTGATGGCGGCCTCGCGGCAGATGTGCCGCATGAGGTGAGTCACCAGCAAAGTGTCGTCGGCCTGCCAGCGGTTGCCCGTCCATACCAGCCACTTGCCCCACTGCGCGCAGTAGCGCCAATCTTCGGCATAGCGGCGGGTAAAGGACAGTGCCAGGGCGTCATCTGTGGCCCAGACTGCATTCTCGTCGTGTGCATCGGATTCTTCCTGCGCCGGTGGCAGGACACTGATGCGCGGCCCCGTCGCGAGAAAGTTCTGGACATCGAAACTCTCCGCCAACGCATCAGCCACGTCCCATCCCTCGGATTTATCCTCCGGCGGCATCAACACAGCGCAGGACAGCGCCCCCACGATGAGCACCGCATCGGCGGCAGCCATTGCGTAGTCCCATCCGGCTTTGTCGCGGTCGGGCCAGATCAGCACGTGCTTGCCGGTCAGGGGTGACCAGTCAGTTTTCTCGATCGGTGCGTGAGCACCATGCATGGCAGTGGTTGCCACGATGCCTGCGCCGATCAACGACTGAGCGCATTTCTCGCCCTCAACCAACACCACGGTATCGGACGTGGCCATTCCCATCTGGTTGTAGAGTGGACGGGGATCGGGCGGAGCCATCTTCTTGCGCTTCGCGTCCCAAGGGCGGTACTCCTTGCGCTGCCCCGGGGGGT